GAATCGTTATTATAAGAGGAAAAAGTTTAGGAGTTTCATTAAGTGCAAGTCCAGGAACCAATACAGTTACAACATTATCTTGTGGACAAGATGTAGCAACATTTACGGTTTCAGGAACTTTAACAGCAAGTCAAGTAGCTGGAGCTACTATAGCAGCTGATTATTTAGTAGTAGCAGGTGGAGGTGGAGGAGGAGTATGGGCTGGAGGAGGTGGAGCAGGGGGTTATCGTGCTTCAGCTTATGGACCATCACCATTAAATGCAGGAGCAAAAATAAAATTAGCTACAGGATCTTATCCAGTAACAATTGGAGCAGGAGGAACAGGAAATCCTGGTCCATCTATTTTATGTGGTGCACCATATGGAACTAATGGTAGCCCATCAATATTATCATCAATTACAGCAGCAGGTGGAGGAAGAGGTGGATCTCCAGGATGTGGATTTGCTGGAGGATCAGGAGGTGGAAATTGTGGAGCAGGTAATACCCCTCCAGTTAATCCTTCACAAGGTAATCCAGGTGGAGCTAGAGGAGGTTTTCCAGGTTATGGTGGTGGAGGAGGCGGTGGAGCAGGAGCTGCTGGAACAGCTGGAAATACACCGGGACCAGGAGGAGCAGGTGGTGTTGGAGCTCCAAATAGTATTTCAGGATCAGCAGTATCATACGCTGGAGGAGGCGGAGGTGGAGCATCTGGACCAATTGCTGGTGGAACAGGAGGAGCAGCATCTCCTTGCGGAACTGGAGGAGCTGGATCTGGAACTAGTACAGGAGGAGCTGGAACAGTTAATACAGGAGGTGGAGGAGGATCAGGTGGATATGCTCCAGGACAAGCAGGTGGTAATGGAGGATCGGGTATTGTTGTTGTAAGAGCACCAGGACCATCAAATATATCCGCAGCGCCAGGAACTAATACAGTTACAACATTACCGGCACCAGCTGGAGGTTGTAAAGTTGCGACATTCACGGTTTCTGGAACACTTACAGTTAGCTAATAATTCATAGGCTTGACATTTATTCTATAAATTCATATATAGGATTTAGAAATGAACTTGCAAAACTATTACTACTATTTCCAAAGCGCACTCACGCCTAGATTTTGTGATGAGTTAATTAAGTATGGTATTTCTCAACAAGAACAATTAGCACTTACAGGTGGTCAAACTAATAAAGTTAATAAAGGTGAAAAATTAAACGACGAAGATATAATAGATTTAAAAAAGAAAAGAGATTCAAATATTGTTTGGCTTTCAGATAGATGGATCTACAAAGAAATTCAACCATTTATACATCAAGCAAATAGATTAGCTGGGTGGGACTTCCAGTGGGATTTCAGTGAGTCATGTCAATTTACAAAATATAAATTAAACCAGCACTATGATTGGCATTGCGACAGCTGGGAAGCACCTTATGCAAATAAAGATAATCCAGATACTTTTGGTAAAATTAGAAAATTATCTGTTACATGTTCTTTATCAGCACCAGAAGATTATGAAGGTGGTGAATTAGAATTTGATTTTAGAAATATGGATCCTGATAAACCAACAATTAGAAAGTGCGCCGAAATTAAACCGAGAGGAAGTATAGTTGTTTTCCCATCTCACGTTTGGCACCGCGTTAAGCCAGTTACAAAAGGAACTAGGTATTCATTAGTGATCTGGAACCTTGGGTTCCCATTTAGATAATATGCCTTATAATACTTTAGAAAAAAGAAAAGAATATTTAGAAAAAAATAAAGATAAGATTAGAAAAAAAGCAAAAGAATATTATTTAAGAAATTTAGAAATGTTTAAAGAAAAAGCAAAAAGATATTCTTCTGATCCTAAAAGGATTGAATATAGAAAAAAATACAGAGAAGAAAATAAAGATAAAGCTAAAGAATATAAATTATTAAAAACTTATAATATTACATTAAACGATTATAATGAGATGTTCAAAAAACAAGAAGGCAAATGTGCAATATGTAAAAAACATCAACATAAATTAAGTACGTCTTTATATGTAGATCATGATCATTCAACAGGAAAAGTAAGAGAATTATTATGTAGTTCTTGTAATTTTAAATTAGGAATTCTTGAAACTGTTGACAGAGATATATTTGATGCTTATAGTAAAAAACATAAAGGAGAAATACAATAATGGCAAAAACAGATCAATTAAATTCATCAATTTATTTTAGTACACCAGTATATTCTATTGAGATACCTGAATGGGTAGATCATGTAGATAAAGTTTGTGATAAATATATTAAAGCAGCTAAAGATAATAATAAAAAAAATATTAAACAACGTGAAAAAGAATTAGGTAAAAAAGTAGGAGATTTTTCTATGTCTCACCATTCTACATCATTAGTTGGTGATCCAGACTTAAAAGAATTACAAGAATATATTGGTTCAACTTCATGGAATGTTTTAGATCATATGGGTTATGATTTAACTAATTATGAATTATTTTGGACTGAATTTTGGGTACAACAATTTGCAGAAAAAGGAGCTGGGGCACACAGCCCTCACGCACATTATGATAATCATATTAGTGGTTTTTATTTTTTAAGATGTTCTGAAAAAACATCTTTACCAGTATTTCACGATCCACGACCAGGTAAGCTTATGACGCAATTACCGCTTAAGAATGAAAAAGAAATTACGTTAGGAACTGATAAAATACATTATCGCCCAAAACCAGGTACAATGATATTTATTCCAGCGTATTTAACACATGAATATATCGTAGATGCAGGTATTGAAGATTTCAGATTTATTCATTTTAATCTACAAGCTGTAAGAAAAATGATTACTGATACAGTAAGAGTACAAGCTAAAACAGAAAACAAAAAGGAGAAAAAATGAGTTTTAAAAAAGATAAGTATGTAGTTATTAAAGAAGCGATATCAGAAGATCTTGCAAAGTTTTGTTATGATTATTTCATGATGAAAAGAACAGTTGCAAGAACTATGTTTGATACAAAGTACATAAGTCAATTTACAGAATACTTTGGTGTATGGAATGATCAACAAGTTCCAGATACTTATTCGCACTATTCTGACATCGTAATGGAAACATTACTTGTAAAATTACTTCCTATCATGGAAAAAACAACAGGATTAAAATTAAACTCTAATTATTCATACGCTAGGATTTATAAAAAAGGAGATGTATTACATCGCCATAAAGATAGATTCTCATGTGAAATATCTACAACTATGCATTTAGGTGGTGGTTGTTGGCCAATATATCTTGAACCAGATGCATCACAAGGTGGTGTAGATGAAAAGACTGGTAATTACAAAGCATCAAAATCTAAAGGTGTTAAAGTAATGTTAGAACCAGGTGATATGTTAGTTTACAGAGGAAATGAATTAGAACATTGGAGAGATAAATTAACTTTTGATGACTGTGGTCAAGTATTCTTACATTACAATAATGTTGAAACTAAAGGATCTAAAGAAAATATATACGATCGTAGACCTCATTTAGGACTTCCAGCTTGGTTTAAAAAGTGATATAAAACCCGTTTACTAGGGGTTTTATGCCAATTAATAAACTACAATTTAGACCAGGAATAGATAAGCAAAACACACAATACGGCGCTGAAGGCGGATGGGTTGATTGTGATAATGTTCGCTTTAGATATGGTGTTCCTGAAAAGATAGGTGGATGGGAACCAGCCGTTGGTAATAACTTAATAGGCGTTGCGCGAGACATTCACACTTATACAGATTTAGCGGGTGACTCTTTAGCTGCAATTGGAACTGATAGAAAATTATATTTATATTACGATAACAACTTTTACGACATCACACCTTTATCTACCACTATCCCCGCAGTATTCTCATTTACTTCCGGAACGACGATCGTGGATGTTACAGCGACTTCTAATGGTGCTGTAGCTGGAGACTTTGTTACATTTTCAGGAGTGTCAGGAGTTAATGTTGTAAACATTTCAAACTCTAACATGACTCAAGAATTTGAGATTCAAGAAATTAAAACAGCTAATACATTTACAATAGATGTTGCATCTATTGCAACACCAGGAGCTGTTACAACTTCTGGATCAGCAACTTCAGCAGCATTTCAAATAAATATAGGTGCAGATATTACAACAGTTGGTAATGGATGGGGAGCCGGTGCATGGGGCTTTTCTACTTGGGGAACACCAAGACCATCAGGAGTTATTACAGCAAATCCAAGAATTTGGAAGATAGATAACTTTGGTGAAGATATATTAGCAACAATCGTTGGCGGTAAAACTTATTACTTTGATACATCAGCATTCTTACCTGCAAGAAATACTAGAGCTACATTATTAAGTAATGCTCCAACACAATCTAATTATATGACAGTATCTCCAAGAGATAGACATATTATATTCTTTGGTACTCAAACAACACCAGGAACAAGTGCAACTTATGATCCAATGGCAGTGCTATTTGGTTCACAAGAATCTATTACTGACTTTATACCTAATGCAACTAATACAGCTGGATTTCAAAGATTATCATCAGGTAATAGAATTGTAACAGCAGTTCCAACAAGAGGGGATATATTAATCTTAACTAATACATCAGCTCATTCTATGCAGTTTGTTGGACCTCCTTATACATTCTCATTTAAACAAATTGGTACAAACTGCGGTGCATTAGGAATTCATTCTGCTGTAGAAGCGGAGAACGTTGTTTACTGGATGTCAGATGGAGCGTTCTACCTGTTTGATGGGGTTGTGAAGGAAATACCATGTTCAGTTCAAGATTACGTATTCCAAGATTTAAATCCAGATGAACACTCTGTAATTTATGCTGGAGTTAATTTAGATTTTTCAGAAGTGAATTGGTTCTATACGTCAGCTAATTCTACATTAATAGATAGAGTAGTGACTTACAATTATCTTGAAAGAGTATGGACTATTGGAACTTTAGCTAGAACAACTTGGGCTTCTAAAGATATTTTTGCAAATCCATTAGCTACAAAATATATGCCAAATTCTACAACACTTGCACAACCGACAGTTATTGGTTTAACAGCTGGTGTATCAACATTATATGATCAAGAAAAAGGAGTGAATGATGATACAAATCCTATCACTGCATATGTTACTTCAGGAGATGTAGATATTGTAGATGGAGATCATTCTATGTTTGTTAAACGATACATACCTGATTTCAAAGATCAACAAGGTAATCTTAATATGCAATTTT